TAAATTTGATATTTTATTTTCCTCGCGCGCATGTCGCCTGCGCCAAACTCTTGCTGCTCGCCATCTTTTGCGGTGTCTTCTGGTTGGGCAAAAAAACCGTCGCTATCCTCATCTCCTTTTTGTAATTCTATATTATCTTTTACATCGTCTTGTATTTGCTCTAGTAATCTAGTGACTCTTATATTTACTCTGACCCCCACGCATTCTTTATTTGATATAGTATATACCTTTGCGTTTCGGTCAATTTCTCCAAGTACAGTAGGAGAATTATTATCAGCATCATCTTCGTGATAGTATCCCGGAGCTTTGTTAAGATCTATAGTCGGTCCGTATAATCTTTCTCCAATATTTCTGAATAGAGTTAGTTCAAACTCGCTTCCTCCTTTTAAATTTTTATCATTAGGTAAATTAGGATTTAGTGTTGGGAGCTTGCCTTGTGGGAGCCCTTCGTTCCACTCAACGTTTACTTCTTGAAAATTATAAAATCCGTCTTTATCTACAATTGGAGTTTCATTCCAATATATTGATCTTAGAAAGCCTAGGTCAGTATTACAGCTGCCGTCTTCGTCAAGAGCAGTGTAAGCATCAAATTGAAAAGACTGGTATCCAGTTTCTCCTGCATTCCCGACAAATTTATATTCGCCACTTACCAAGCCTTCTATTTGGCCTTCGCAAATTAGATCTGCTACGTCCATGTTAGAGAGCGAAACATAAAGATTGCTAGAATCTCCTGTCCTCTCTACTCCTAATTCGTCAAATATAGCTTGACGTGGCTCTGGCGCGTCTGACTTACTCATTATCCCGCATCTTTTCCTATCGTTTGATCTACTTCAAAGTCATCTCCGTTTGAAGTCAATATAGTGTTTGGATTTTTTACTATTTGATTATCTGGTCCGCATTCATCTGATTCAAAGCTAGCATTATTCCAGTCCTCTACTCTTTGCTTCATCATTTCCTGAACTGTGCCCTCTGCGTTTTTGATTCTGTCTCTGTAATCTAGGCCGTAGATTTCCTTGCCCCAATATGGTTTGTCAGTAAGATTGCTTTGGTTTTTAGTGTTGCCAGACTTAACATCAAAAGTTTGCACGCTCGACTGTATGACTTGGCTGCCCACTAAAAGTCTTCCATAGCCTACAAAAACTGGTCCGCCTTCTCTAACTGTATTTTCAGGGCCGGAAAACAAATATGATCGTCGGCCTCCTCCCTCTATTTCTCTAAAGTCTCCAAACTCTGGCATAGGTGTTAGCAAGTTAGCTATTCCAGCTGCGACTAAACCGACACCTCCCATAATTAAAGAGGCCCCAAGAAAAGAAGTAGATCCAAAAGTAAACACACCTAGAGCTATTAAGACTACTCCTGTTACAATTGCGAAAATATCTTTGAAATCTGCTCCTTCTACTACTGGAACTATATCTATGCTATCTAAATTTTTATAATTTCTAATTAATTCAGAAGAGTTTATGCCATCTTTTGTATTAATATCTTTTTCTTCATCATAAAGAAAATCTTTTTTGTTTATTAATACTCTATATTTTACATTCTCTTTGTCGTTCTTAATTAAGTTCTTAAAGAGTTTTTTACTTTGACTTTCAATAGCCCTAAGAGCTTCTCCTACTGAGGACACGGCGATGTTCCAAGTATCTCTTCCTACTTGCTCAGCTAAAACTCCGTGAAGTTGAACGTTTACTAACTTGTCATTCATTTTCTAAATATCTATACACATCTACAAGTTTTGCTTTGTAAAATTTACCTAAATCTTCTACAGATGGATATCTGTTAATTGGGTGATGGTAAATTTGACCAGATCCGATATATACTCCAAAGTGATCATACTTTGGGGCGAATCTAGATTTAAAAACAGAAAAGCATAAAACATCATTTTCTTTTAAGTCTTTTTTATCTATGACTTTTTTGAATTTATTATTTACAGATATAGTATCTATGATTGCATTGGGGAACTTTTCAAACCATCTAGAATTCCAAGACTTGTTATGTCGAGCCTTTTGATGACTCTTCGGCAGTGCGAGAGGTATATTTTTTTTATTAAGATACTCTTTTACTAGAATTAGACAGTCTGCCACTCCCCAAATAAATTCTTTTGATATTTCGCTAACTCCATTTGTTTTATATTTATAAAAGTGAAATGAGTCTTTGTTGACGTTATAAAGTATATAGTCTAATTTATGCTTTTGACTATTTTCTTTATCACTTAAGCTAAAATCCTCATTGTCTGTTATATGGGAATGGTATATAACTTTAATTTTACCTCTTAAAGAAGCTTTTAGATAATCCTCTGGATTGACTGAGAAAAAAGTTTTTTTGTTTTCTGCTGAATTTCTACAGGGCAAAACTTGAAGATTGAAATCATTTGCAGTTTCATAGATTAATCCACAACATTCTTCTTCTTTATTTTGAAGAGCATGCGATCTAATTTTAGATTTTATTTCTTCTGAAATTATCATCTGAGTGTCTGGTCTAATCTAGTGGCGTTTGGAAAACCTCCAAACTGTAATTCGCCTTTCACGAAGTCAGTGCTATCACCTACTTCTACAGAGCCATTCGCTCCCCATCTTTGCCTGCATCCGCGCAAAGTCTTAGAGCATAAATCAGCTATCCAGTAATCTGGGTTGGGGGGAGCGTATTTGGTGCCCTGACCTTGAGGAATAGAATCTTTTGCGACAAAGTAATAATTGCAGCCGTTTTTAGACATTTTTACATAGTCGCCTTTATTATAGCTAGTATTAACCCAAGTTCCTCTTTCTTTTAATTCAGTTACGCCTAGTAAATTTTTTATACTTTCATCTCTTATAGTGGAAACTGGAGGAGCAGACTCAGGTAGCGACAATTCGCTTCGCCTAATATCGCATTTGTTATAAACGTTATCAGCTAAAGATTGAGCGGAGTTTCCATCACCTTCATAAAAGCAACCGCAGCCTCTATAGGTGAAGCTGCATTTTTGAGACATGACAACCCGCCTAGGCAGCTTAACGCCCTCTACGTCCATGAGCGCGCTTAGTTCATACTCTAAGTTGACTTTATTTTCATTTGATTTACGCTCTACGTAAAAAATGTCTCTAGGAAACTCTGCATAAGGGTCTGGTTCGTATTGATCCGGAAATGGATTAGAGTAACTGCCTTGGGAGTTGTTTGGTTGAGTTATGTCGGAAAAATTTTTAGAGTCTAAATATTTTGCAAAAGTTCTAATTCTTGTCACTTTAGCGCCGACTATATCTCCATATTTATGAATAGCTCTTCTTAAAATGCTTAAAGCTTCAATTCCTTCTTCTTTTTGTGCTGAAATCCTTAAAATTGGAGTAGGCAATGTGCCTCTAGCGCTTATATCAAATCCTTCCGCCTGAATGGGCGCAGGGAAGTAAGTGTTGCCTTGCCAGTATATAAAAGAGTTAAAAGCTTTAATATTATTATGAAATCTTAGAATATTTTCTTCTCCTGTCTCTGTTACGAAGTCAATATCAATGTCTTTTCCGTCCTCTACTAAACTAGAGCCAATTGATTTTACTACTGAGGAAAGATCAATTTCAAAAAACTCCATAAGTGAAGATGGAGTTAAGTTCGAGGCTTCATACAGAAGAGACTTAATAGACTTTCTGGCTTGAGCCTTGTCCATTATATGGTATTGATCTGGCATTTTAAGTGTTCACGCCCGCTACTTGGCGAAATTCTGCTGTTATAGTATAGTTATTATAGAAAATAAATTCGCTATTCCAAGAATTACAAACAAAAAGTTTTTGGTAGCCTCCTGCGGTCAGGTCGTTGTGCGGCTCAGGTAAATCCTCAAACACAAAAGACTCTACTGATTTTCTGGCTTTTAGAAAATGGTTTATAGCCCTAGCCTCTTTAATATCGCGATGTTCAAATTTTACAGACAGTTTAATTAAATCATTAAATATGCCGTCTTGAAATCTTTGCTCATATCCATTGCCAAAATTTATGTTTACAGTCCTCGGGGAATGCTCATTAGAAAAATTGTAAGAAGGAGACCAAATAAATTTAGGTTTATTTTTGCCCTCTATTTTAGTTAGACCTCCCCAAAGGGCAGAGTCTGAATTGGGAGTGTTCCCAGAATTGTTATTAGATGTGCTGTAATAGTATAATACTAACTTTGGAACGTTGGAGGGCGTAAACCTTTCGAAAACAGCAACTACGTCATCTTTGGCATACGTTACGCTGTTATTGTACTCAGTTATGTTGTAAACACTATTTTCGTCAGCCATTTTTCCTTATACCTCTCAAAATATTACACTAAAAAAGTGTAAATATTGTAGATGTTGTCTAGGATCAGGAGAGAAGGGCAGAAGCTTGCGGTTAACGGAACAGGAGTTAACGCGTTACAAAGCCTTTCTTTTGGCTATGAGACGAGCGCGCAGCCTCTGTCTACTCTTGGCATAGAGAAAATGATTTATGCTCCTGCAGGGCCTCAGACGGCTTCTATTCAAGCAAATAGCTTAATGGTCCATGATGATTTTTTCATTGGGTTTACTGGAGAGCTTCCTTTTAGTGGTCAGGTTGATTATAAAAATGAAAATATTAAATTTACAGAAGCTTACCTTACATCATATTCATCATCTTGCTCGATAGGAGAAATCCCATCGCTGGGGATGTCTGCGGAAATCTACGGTGAAATGGGGACGGGCGAATATTTGGATTTTGGGGCTACTGCTCCTCACGATACAGAATTAAAAATAGCAGGCTACAACTCAATAAGCATTGATTTAGACGAATTTAATTCAAATAGGGTAAATAGTTATTCTTTGGATATACAAACTCCGAGAACTCCTGTTTATGCCTTCAACGATAAGATTCCATCTGAAGTTGTCTCTGATTCTCCTTTGGATGTGACTTTGCAATTCTCGATCGAGCCTGATGATTATAAAATAAAAAATATTAGATTTGTTCCTGAAGAAACAGTATTTAGAAATGTTAATATTGAAATCAATAAAAATAACTCAACAGAAAATATAAAAACATTTTCTTTTAATAACATGCTTCTTGTTTCAGAGCAGTACCAATCTGATAATAATACAAACGTGCAAATCAATTTCACTCTGAAAGGAACTATATTAAGAGCATAAAATGAGTTCTATTAGATACGATAAAATACCAGTTATTATTCAGTACGGCTCTAGGACTGAAAAAATACTAGCATACGACTGTACTCTAAGCGAAGCAGCTGAATTGCAGCCTGTCTATTCAATTGGTAAAAAAGGCATCGCAGAGCAAACTCCTGCTGGTGCCAGAACGGCTAGTATTTCTTTTTCCTATACGCCGGTTCTTACTGGATTTGTAAATGAAAAATATAAGATAAAAGGAGACTTCAACATAATTAATCATGTTGCAAGTGGTTTAAAGACTTCTAAAAAAGCTCAGACTTCTGGGATATCAATAAGATTTGGCGGGATTAGCGGAGAGGGCCTTTTAAGCTCTTATAGTTTTCAGTTAGAATCTTATTCTCCTGTAGAATGCAGTGTAAATTTTGAATTATTTGGGTCAGGTGAGGATTTGCCCGCGAGTGGCGAGCTTAAGTCTCAGACTGTAACAAGAAATGAGCAATCGGCAATAGCCTCTGGAGTTGGCCATAGCGCTTTCTCAGCGTTTATGACAGCGGGTTCACCGGCCACTATAACTAGCTCCGACGAAACTGGGATATTGCAATCAGTCGATTATGCTATCAACTTTGATTATGAGCCTGTTTATAAATTAGGACAAGAGTTTCCTTCTTCTTTTCTATTTCATTCCGCTTCTGAAGAAACAAGAGTGTCTGAAAATTTATACGAGACCGGAATAGAGTTTACAGGAAAAGCAGAGAATTTTAAATTAAATATAAAAAGCATAGACAACGCAAATGCAATTTCTGTTAACATGGATAAGCCTGTTTTAGCTAATACTCAATTAAGAGTTGGCGCTGGCGGCATAGCTCAAACAGAAAAGACTATAAGGAGTTTCTATTAATGATTTTTGCTGCCAAAAATATAAAACTATCACTTAATGAAGTAGATATTTTAGCTACTCAGTGCTCGCTAGATATTGCAAACTCTATAGACCCTAGATATGACGCAGGCCAGAGACATTCTAGAAACTATTTTGCAAATGATGGCGTAGGGTCCACTTTAACTTTTAGTCATTACCTAACTGGTGACTTAGAAAAGATAAAAACTTTTATAGGAAGCCAAGGAGAACTGAGAGGAGGCGATGGAAGGAGTAATCAAGGCCAGATTATCACAGGAAGCTTCGGCGGGCTAACTTTTACTAGTGGATATCTGCAAAGTTATACTATAGAATTTTCCCCTAATTCCCCAGTAGTAGCTAACTCTACGGTAGTATTTTTTGATGATTTAGAAGGAGAGTTTACTCAAACAGAAGAAGACATTCCTCAAGAAGAGATACTAAACTGTAAAAACATTTCAATAGTAAATACTTCAGCGACAGAAATTGGAGAAATAAATGACTTTTTAAACGCTTCTTACAGTTATACTTCAGAAATAAATCCTGTTTATGAAGCAGGCCAAACTGTGCCGAATAGAATTTACTTCGGTAGAAAATCTGTTGCAATGGGTATACAAGTAGACAACCCAACAGGTTATATGCCTTTTAACGGCGTGTCAGCGAACTTTAAAATTAATCTAACGAAACATAATAGTTCAACGAATGTGGAAAATTTTGTTTGCTTTGGAAGGCTGCAGTCTAGAGCCATGCAAGCATCCGTTGGAAGCAAGGTAACTCATCAGCTAGCAATAGTGACTCACAATCACACGAGCGAAACAAATGTAAATGGGATGGCTTCTAGACCGAGGCCTGTTTTTCCAGAAGGATCACCACTGAATCTATAAAAAATGCCAGAGATATTTAATCCAAATTCAGGCTTTTTCATAAGCGGAACAAATTTAGACTCCACTGACAGGGTTAAGTGGGGCGACGTAAATATTGGTTTAGACAGGCTGCAGTTTCTTGGCTCCACTGGCATAAGCGGCGCTTTAACTCCCGACGTTGAGACAAGCGATGTTTTTGTAGTGGATTCTGACGGTTCTGCTGTTTCGATTGGCGAGCAAATTGTAAGGCTAACTGAAGATGATCAAATAGAAGTTTCTTCTTTCTCGCCGACTAGAGGAAAATTTCAAGATATAGTTACTGTAAATGGATCTAACTTTTATAGAATTACAGACGTTAAGTTCGGCAATAAGCCTGCAACTTTCAACGTATTGTCTCCTACGGAAATAGAAACGTCTGTTCCTGCAGATGCGGGCTACTCTAGAATACAGGTTTCTTCCACTAGTAGAAGCGGAGAAGCAGACAGCTCTTTTAGCACGGGCACTTCTGTAGATTTTTTTGCGAGTAGACCGCAAATAAATTCTCTTAGTATGAAGTCTCAGTTAGCTGGAAGAAAAATTACTGTTTTTGGCTACTCTTTAGATTCCGTAACTGGTATTAAATTTGAAAATTCTAGCGCCACTCAGTATCCACTTGGGGTACAGACCACGGCGACTGGATCGTCTTTTCAAGTAGAAGTTCCAGATGGAAGCGCTAGGGGGAGGCTGGTATTGTTGACGCAAGATGGTGAAGCTGTAACCGGTCAAAATACAGAAAACAACTTCTCGCATTTTGTTGAAATTGACTCGGTAACTCCTTCAGGTGTGTTGGGGGGAGGTGTTGCGTCTATAAACGGTCGAAACTTTTTCTCAGGGACTTTGGCCGAAGACAGCAATGGCTTCGTGAAAGTTAGATTTGGCGGGATCGATACTACAGAATTCAAAAGGCAAGACTCTACTTTAATTACTGGGACCGTGCCAAATGAGATAAATACTGGATCGAATTTAGTTTCTTTGTACAGTGACTTAGGTGAAATATACGAAAGTGGGAAAAATATATTTGTAAGCGGAAAGTTGGCTGAAATAAGTGGCGTTAATCCAAAGTTTGGGATCACTGGAGGCTTTGTAAACATAACAGGAAAGAATCTAATAGGAATTAAGAAAGTCACACTTACTAGGGCCGATGATACAGGCATATTTTATGAAATAACTGGATCAGGAATAACGCAGTCCCCTCTAAAAAATAAAGTAGAGATAGTAATACCCTCTGGGTTTCAGACTGGATTTGCTTCAGGCGAAGGTAGAATAGAGATAAATGTTAAAACTAGTGGGCAATTTGGAGTTTCAAACGAGCTTAAGAGTGGATTTTTAATTTTAGGAAGACCGATTATTCAAAACGTATTAGGATTGGACAACATTCCAAAAGAGCCTAGCTCAACAGGTATAATTTCAGGATTAAACTTGCTAGGCAGTTCAAAAATTACAATAGTAGATTCTGTAAATACTGGAAATTTGGGATCCTTAAATATAACAGGCGTTCAGATGAATTCTACTAGCGGCCAGTTTATTAAGAATTTATTTAATTTTCCAGAATCATTTAATACTACTGGAATAAGATTAAAAATTACCAATCAAGGTGGAGAAAGTAATTTATCAGAAGTTATTAAGGTTCATAAGAAGCCTGCATTTAGTGGTTTTAATCCATCGTCAGGTGTCGCAGGAGATAGAGTTGTAGCAAGTGGATACTTTAGTGGCTTCAAAGGCGACGGTATAACAATTGGAGGAGTGGCGGTATCTAATCTAAGTTTAACTGGAAGCGATGCAACTGGGGCGACTTTTTTGATTCCAAGTGGCGCAGCAAGTGACTTCTTTTCGCTCACTACAAGTGGGGGCGCAGAAGAATCTAAAAGTAAATTTTCTTTGATGCCTGACGCTCCAGTTACTACGGGTCTTTCCCCCTCTCCTTTTTCGCCTCTGGATTATTCAGTGTTCTCTGAGAAACAAAAGATAGATATATTAGGAAGTAATTTAAATTTAGTTAATCAAGTAATATTTTATGATTCAGCCAGTGAAGATGTAACTCAAAATACTTTCCTATCAAAGTCTGAAAGCAAATTAAGCTTAAACCTGCCTCAAAACGCTTTTTCTGGAGTTGTTAGATTAAAAGATAGATTTGGCAGAACCACAACGGGCGCTAATGAATTTAATTTAGTAAAATTTTCTGGAGCTTCAGGGTTCTATGGAGTTTTCGGCGAAGAAATATCTCTTAGCGGGAGTTTCTTCTCTGGTTTAAATGCATCGTTCAGAAATGAGTTTGGAGAAATAACATCGGGCACAATATCATCTTCTTCTAATATAACTGGAAATATATTTTCTTTTAACACTAAAGTTCCAAGAGAGGTCACTTCCTCTAAAATACTAATAACAGGAGTTAATAATAATAAACTGCTTGAAACAGACGACTTATTTTTCCCGCTGCCTACAGTATCAGGTGTTAGCGGCTCTTCTGATTTAAATGTTAATCAACAAGTAAGGATAACTGGAATCAACTCTTTAGGAAGTTTTAAGTCAGGCGATGCAGTCGTAGGTATAACTGGAGCTGGGCAAAATGTTTTCTATAATATAGATTCTTTCTCTAAAATAACAGGCGATGATGGGAAGCCTGCGTCTGTTTTCTCATTTAAAGTCGGCGAAGAGTTTACTGGAAGTGGCCAGTTTTACATAATGAGCCCTTGGGAGAATTATAACTCAGGAGGATTTAATTTCTCAACTTCGAAAACAAATGAGAATATAAATAAAATAATTACTGATGATTTTTTCAATATAGTTTTTCCTGCTCCTGCGATATCTGGAATATCTGGAGTAGGCAAAATTAATGACAACATTTCAGGTTTTATAAGCGGAGAAAACTTAAAGTCAGTCACAGGCCTGTTTATTTCTGGATCAGGGAGTAACGCAACTACTGGAACTACAAACTTTGTAAATGTTTCTAATACTTTAATAAGATTTTCTTCTCCTTTTGCTAGTGCTAGGACTACGTCTGGATTTTTAGTAGTACAAAGTGAAAGAGGCGTGGCTACAAGTGAATTATCCGGCGGCTTTATAGAATTAATTAACCCAGTTGTCATAGACTCTTTCTCTCCCTTGCAGGGTATAACAGGATCAACTGTTAATCTAGTAGGATCAGGATTTAATAATGCTTCAGAAGTTACTTTTACAACTGTAAATAGTTCTGGGAGCGGATCTTTTACTATAAACTCAGATTCTGGAGTGTCGGTAGTTGTGCCTCAATTTACAGTTTCAGAGGGGCAGGATGCGACTATAATAGTCAAGGGAGTTGATACAGACGAATCTACTGCTTCTAGTAGATTTACTATAATACATGATGCTCCTACCGTACAATTTAATGTTGTTAGCGGTAGGGCGGCTCCGGAAGTTGGAGCTGATAGATCTGCGATATTTACTATAGTAGAAACTATAGACGGAGTTGATTATTATGTTACTAAAATGATCAATCCCGATGGCAGAGAAATTCGCATGAATACAGAAAGAGTATAAAGCCGCCCCAGTGGACCTTTAAAATGCTTCTAGAGCATTAAGTTTGTAAACTGGGTGCGGCTTTAAGACTGTCTAGTGACGTGTTAAAATGCCTCTTGGGCATTGACGTAATAAACTAGATCAATCTTTTAGAAGCTCTTTTACTTCTTCGTAAGATTCTTTTACTCTCACGGAGTTTCTGCGAAGTTCTATGACTGTTCTTTCAGAAGAGTCTGCATAGAAAGTTTGTATTTTAGAAGTGTTGATAACAATGTTTCTTTCAGGGTTAGACAAACTGCCGATTCCCTCTGTAACTATTTCTGTAAGTTCTATAAACATAATTTTTTATTTAAACATTTGCTCATAACAGTTTTTACAAAGCAGGTAGAGTTTGCCTGCTTTCTGTACCCAAGTCAAGTCGATTTCTTGGAATTCTTTTTTGCATTGTGAGCATTCGCACATACTTTGCAATTACACCGGTCTTTAAAAAATAAATTTTTTATTTTTGACTTCCAATAACTAAGAGCTAAATTTACAAATAAGTTCAAAATGGCACCCCGAGCTGGACTCGAACCGGCAACCCTCTGCTTAGAAGGCAGATGCTCTATCCAATTGAGCTATCGGGGCTGAGTAGATCAATCTACCAAGTGTAATAATGACCTCTTTTAAGAAATTTGATAAACCGCTCTATGAACTCCTCTTGACCGGAGAAGTGATCTATTAAGTTATCGTGTTCCCATATTAAACCACTCATATAATCGTGCACTTTTTTAGAGCTTTCGGATAAGCCTAAAGCATAGCCACATGACTTCATTTGTTTTACTGAAGAATTTGGCTTGTCAGCTAGCTCATACTCGTTTGAACTAGGCGAAAAATTATTAAAAATTTCTTTAATAATGTTCTGCTTTTCTTTTGAGGGAGTCTTTCTTTCTTGGGGAATTTGAACCCAAGATTTTTCTAGAGCTTGCGCCAAAGACTTAGCGTCTTTTGAAGAAACTTTCTGTCCTTCGTTGATTAAATAATACCATAACGGTTCAAAATGTTCCTCGTCGTAACAAGAGGGTTTCCAGCCGTATTCTAATCCTAGCCTTAGCGTTAGGGAAAAGCCTCGAGACTGAGCCCTAAAATAATCTTCCCCATGCCAAATGCCCTTACGCCTTTCTTCTGGGTCGGGGTTTTCTAGATTGCCTAATTTTCTGTGAAGATCGTAACTCATTTAAAAGTTTTTCGGGCTTTCATACGTTTGTAATCTTCCCAAGTTGGCTTCGGATTGGGCAGTTGCTCCCACTCTATTTTTAACTTTTTACGCTCCCACTCTATCAGAGAACTTGAGCTCATGACCCTGTTAAGCTTGCCACCGTACTCATAATTATAAGCAAAGTCCAAGCGATCATTACTTTGATATTAACATTATTACTCATCCAGCCCCAAATAAAGGTAATGAGTCCACCTATGCCGCATAGGAAAGTTAGAAGAATACATGCAATACCGAGACCTGTTTTACCCTGCTGAAACATGGCTACCCAAGCAATAATGAGACACACTAGCGAGGGGAGGGCTAGCACCAACTGAATAGGACTAATTTCTGTTTCCATGATATTATTTTTTAACTAAAGGTTTAGGTGTTTTTACTTTCTTCACTTTGTACTTGCTTTTATCTTGCTCGTACAATCTAGTTAAATTGTAAAACTCTTCATACTCAACGAAGGTGTCAAAGGTATAGGTTTGGCTGGCTCCATCGCCCAAGTCAAATACTACATGCCAATCGTTTTCTTTGTCGCTCTTTTCAGCTCTTATCGCAGCTTTACGCAAAGCGGTAGCTTTAAAAGTTTTTATAGCATGCTGATAGGAAATGCCGTCACGACCAACTTTACCGTACTGACCATGTTGATAATGGTCTTGGACTAAAACTCCTTTCTGGTCTATGCCGAACACAGTCCATTGTCCCTCGGTGTACTCTGAAGATTTGTAAGTGTTGTTTCTGCCGCCGAAAGTGTGAGCAGGAATGTTTTCTCCAGCTACGATGTTGACATAAATCACCTTCTTCTCTTCTCTAGCTTTCTTTGCAGCTTCTTTCAAAGCCATAAAAAGATTCCTATTATAATAATTTAAAGATTGGTAAAACGCTTTATTTGCGCCTGTAGTTGGGATAAATAAAGTTTTCTTGGTAATGATGTCATTAATAGGAAAATACTCCTTGCCCGCTGGCTCTTTCCACATTTCTTCGCGAGTTAGAACTCTCTCGTCTAACTCTGGAATGTAACTGTTAGCAAAAGCTACAAACGATCTATTTTCTTCTGTCTGTGCAAAAACAGAAACAGAAACCAACATTGATAGTATTAAGCACCTCATCTCAGAAAAGTTTTGAATCCTCGTCTTTAGTTTTTAAGACAATTCTTTGTATTGAAAATTTGAAAGCAAAGAAAGAAATAATTGGCCAAACGACAAGCACTAGCGCGTTAAACCAGCCGGATTGCTCAAGAGCATCCGCATTTCTTTCTCCGCCTAAAGCCATAGCGAAGCCGACTACCATCCCTAAAGAGAATAATCCAGCGAAGTTAAGGCCAACAAAAGCTAAAAAGCCTAAAAGATATCTTTTCATTTTTCTACCTTAACTACTTTGGTCACAGGCTTAGCTAAAAACTTAAATGTCTTCAGCGTCAAAGTGCCAACGTTTTTAAGTAGACCAACTGTTGCTATAACCGTGCCTTTGCCGCCTTCGGCAGCAGAGCCTAACGCCATGCCCGCAGGCACAGCAACAGCTTCGGGGTGATTCTTAACAGCTTCTTTTGTTTTGTCAAGCTGAAAAAGCTCGATAAACTCATTAAGTTTAATCTTGTCGCCTGTTTTGCTTGCCTCTACAAGTTCCTTAAAATTAATTTTTATAATTGAATCTGTAAGTTCTTGAGAGCCTTGCATGTAATGGCGAACATAATTGCGCTTTAGCCAAGTTTTAGGTTTAGTAATTTTAAACTTAGGTTCATCGGGATTTACCCAACTGCCATTTTCATAAATAACAGTTTTACCAAAAAGTTTTAATTCTTCACCTTGAACTAAGGTGACCGACACGAGTAGAGCAAATATGATTTTTTTCATTATCTCCAAACACGATAACTGTCGCTATCTTCATGAAAAGTGCTGACCTCCAAGAACTTAACGTCGCCTTCGTGCGCAATAAGTTGATGAGGCTTTAACCTGTCGAGAACAAATGTATCACCTTCCTCGAGAATGTAAACAGTTTTTTTTGCAGTTTCTGTATTTAGCGTTTCGACTTTTAACTTGCCTTCTAGGATATAAAAAGTCTCATGCTTATTTGCGTGAAAATGCATCGATCCTTTATACCCTTCGTTAATATAAAGAATTTTGCCGCAGTAGTTTTCTTTTTGATTGTTAACAAGCCAGAGCTCATAGCCCCAGTCTTTTTTAACTTTTTTAATAGAGCTTCTCATAAAATTAAAATAAAAGAAACTGTTCAGATTTTTTTACATCATCAAAATTTCTTGATTGAAGATTAGACTTTACTGTTAGTAAATCAGAAAAAGCATTAAAAAGTTCTTTTAGTGAATTTCTATAAATAGTCCTGTATTTTAAAAAAATAGCATCTTCTTCACTGGTGAAAGTCCCTCTGTTTCTGCTTTTTAAAAAGAAGTTTTCTTGTTTAGCTTTTCTAGCAATATAGTTTCTTTCGCCGTGATACATTACATTACTTCTTCCAACTCCTCCGTTTCTATGAAAAGGACCAAGATTTAAAATATATTTTTTAGTAAAAGACCAACTGCATAGCTTGCCTTGAGACTCTCTATAGTTTAAATCTTCAGTAATTTCGCCCTTCTTGCCAATTTTACCTCTAAGTATAGATAGGATCGTATACATTTGAGACATGGAAATTTTGTTAGTATTGACTTTGCCTTTTTTCGCCCCTATTTTATATCTATCGTTTAAGACGAAGGCATCTTGGGCTTCTGGAGAAAGGAGGCTAGCAATTGTTTCGATATTATCTCTAATAAATTTAGCGTTAGGATCGGAGTCAGAATAATCAAAAAAACGAGCAGCATTTAAAACAGCATTTAAATCTGCTTTATGTTTATATCCTTCTTTTCTGACTTCCGTCTCCGCGAAGTTAGCACTAGGCTTCTTTAGAGAAATTTGAGGAAAGTTAGCTACTAATTTATAGATTGATACTGGATCATTTAAATCACTTTTTTTAAGCTGCGAATAAACTGATGCTCTAGGTGTAGACTGCTGTGGAAAAAGTCCAATAAGCAAATCGTTTTTTTCTGCATCTTGGTAGAACTGAGTTAACTCTTTAGCGGTAAAAGGCTGAGCCTTTGAGTAAGATCTTTCTCCTCTAGGAGATCCTAAATGCGCGTTTTCTCCTACTAGTGCCCAGCCTCTTAATTTTGGGTTTTTGGCTAGATTTAAAAAATCTTTTTTATCTTTTATTTCAACGACTTTTTCGCCGTCATAAAAAGTTTGAGAGTTTTTACCGCTGTCAGTTGTTGCCAGCTTTCCTTCTTTTGCTCTCTGTACAATCAGAGAAGTATAATTATTTTTCATCCTAATTTAAAATAGATTTAACTATTGCTAAATTAGTATATGTATAATTTTTAATAAATCAAAAAAAAAGTTATGCATCAGCTTCGCCGATGTCAATAAAATACAGAAGTTTAAAAATTCTATCTGTACCTTCAGAATGGAATATGTCTAATGGCACATCCATATTTAAGTCTGAATTTGGCTTAGTCAGCCAGTCTGCTACATAATCATGATCCATGACCGCGCAGCACTCGTTAACGAGGTTTGTGAACTCTATTAGTTTATTTTTTTTTACTGTCATTTGTCTCTGCGTCGCTCGTCATACTGACGTTTTCTTTCGTTGTTGTCAATCTTTCTGTCGATTTTTTCTTGGCCGCTTTGAAGCCTTTCGAGCCTTTGAAGAATGTATTCTCTTTTTTCCTTATCCTCTATTTTATCTATATACTCCAACCCTTTTTGAATAATTCTTGGATCTACTTTCGGCCGTCTCGAAGGAACGGTGACTATGTTTGCCTTGGGAATTGTAGAGGCTGTTTTGACGGACTTGTTTTTATCGTCCTTCTTTTTTACAATAGTGGGCTTGGTGTTGAGCTTGGGTAATGTAATTACAGAAGGTAGTTTATGGGTCTCAA